GCGACTGACGACAAAGGCAAGCTCACTGGCCTTGTGACGCCATTCGACCGTGAGACCACCATCGGCGACATGAAGCGCGGTGGCTGGAAAGAGACGGTCAAGGGCGGCACCTTCAGGAAGACGCTAAAGGAAGCCGATTACCTGCTGGTCTACCAGCACGACCTGTCAAGGCCGATGGCACGCAAGAGCGCAGGCAACCTCACCTTTACCGAAGGTGAGGTTGACGGTCAGCGCGGGCTTGTCATGGACGCGGACCCGGTGGACACGAGCTACACGCGCGACTGCATGGCCCTGGTCCGCGCCAAGGTCATCAACGGCATGTCGTTCGGCTTCAACGTCAAGAAAGACGCCTGGTTTGACGACGACGGCAACGAGAGCGACCGTTTCCACGGCACTCGCCGCGAGCTGCTCGAAGTCGAGCTTGTCGAGGGATCGCCGGTTACCCGGCCCGCCTACGGAGGTACCTCCATTAACGCCCGCGATGAGTCGAACGCCCTGCTCGAAGCGCGCGAGCGCACCGCCGACGAGGCCGAAGGGCGTGCGGCCGACATAAGCACGGCCGGCCGGAAGGCGCTTGCGGCCAAGGGCCACGCGCTGCCTGACGGCAGCTACCCGATCCCCGACAAGTCGCACCTGCACGCCGCCGCGGTCCTGGCCTCGTCCGGGCACGGCGACGTCAAGGCAGCGAAGGCGCTGATCCGCAAGCGCGCGAAGGAACTTGGCGTGGACGTAACGACCCTGCCGGGCTTCGGCGATTCCAAGTCGGACTCGGGTGAGCCCGAGACGCGCATCAGGAAGGGCACCGCGAAGCGCGTCGTCCAGATGGACACCGAGCTGGGGCAGGCAATGGAGCTGCTGTCGGCCTGCGACGTAAGCAAGCTGCCACAGGAAGCACAAGACGCGATGGCGCTGGTCTCGTCTGCGAAGACGCACGCCGCGCACATCGTAGAGAAGCAAAAACTTACCGCGGCCGATACGGCGCGGGAACAGGAGCCGGAATCCTCCACTCCTGGTGACGGGGACGATATCGCACTGAGCGCTTCCATCAGGGAGAACAAAGAGCGCAGCCGCGACCTCGGTTTCGTCTGAGGCTAAGTCAACTAGCAACTACCAAAGTGGAGGAAGCCAGCAATGGCCGGAATGACTGAGCGCGAGCGGGAAGTCCGCACCAAGCGCGCCGAGCTGTGGGAGAAGATGAAGCCCACAGTCGAGAAGAACGGCAAGGGCGAGGCCCTTACCGTCGAAGAGCGCAAGGCGTACTTCGACCTTGACGCCGAGCTGAAGCCGCTCGACAAGGAACTGGACGACATCCTGGCGATCCGCGAGCGCGAGGGCGCCGACAAGGACATCGCCGACACCCGCGGCGCCCAGTCCAGCGAGCAGAAGACTCTGGACGAGCAGGAGTCGCGGGCGTTCGAGAACTACCTGCGGCACGGCAACGACGGCCTGACCCGCGAGGACCGCGCACTACTGATCCCGCAGGGCGAGCCCGGCGAGGTCGCACGCGGCTTCGAGTCCAGGGCCAAGGCGCTGATCGAGCAGCGGCTGAATCCGCTGTCCACCCTGCCCGCGGCGCCTGCCGCTGGCTCAACCCTTGCCGGCGAAGGTGGATACCTGGTCCCGCAGGGCTTCTGGCACAACCTCCAGACCGCGATGAAGGCGTACGGCGGCACCGCGCCGCTGTTCCGCCAGGTCACGACCTCTGGCGGGGAGCCGATGCCCTGGCCGACCACCGACCCGACTGCCATCGTGGGCTCGCTGCTGTCTGAGAACACGCAGGTGACCGAGGTTGACTTCAGCTTCGGTCAGGGGATGCTCTCGGCGTGGACCTTCACCTCGGGCCTGCACCTGGCGTCCATCCAGATCGTGAACGACGCGGCCTTCTCCGTGGACGAGTTCATTCGCACCCGCGTCGGCGAGGCGCTGGGCCGTGCCCGTGCGCTGTATGCCTACTCGGGCACTGGCTCGTCTCAGCCGCTCGGCGTCAACACCGCGATCAACGCCAAGGGCGCCGGTTCGGTCGGCGCTGGTGGCTGGTTCCCGCTGACCGCCGCGACCCCGGTGCAGCAGATCGGCACCTCGGCCACCGCGACTGAACTGGTCTCCGGTGCGCTGGCGTTCGCCGACGTGCTGAAGATGATCACCTACGTGGACCCGGCCTACCGGGACGCAGGGAACTGCGCCTGGGTGATGAACGACACCACCCTCCAGGCCATGCGCTCCGTCGCCAGCACCACTGGTTTCCCGCTGTGGGAGCCGGACATCCACACAGGCGGCACCAGCTCTGGCCGGCTGTACCACTACCCGGTGGTCATCGACCAGAACGTCGCCTCGCTGACCGCGAGCACCGTATCTGGCCCGATCTTCGGTGCGCTGGATCACGCGATGGTTCTGCGCCAGGTCAACCAGGCCGGCATTCTGCGGCTGGTCGAGCGCTACGCCGACTTCCTTCAGGTCGGCTTCATCGGCTACGAGCGGTGGGACGCGCGGTCCAACGACATGCGCGCCGTCACCCAGCCGAAGCCTGCGGCCACCTGATCCAAGCGGGGCGCCCGCAGGCGGGCCTCACCTGCGGGCGCCCTGTTCTACCTCCCGAGGCACGGAGGCACACGGAAATGGCTACCAAGCACTACTTCGTCGTCGGCTCGTCTGGCGCGTCGATTCACCTGAAAGGCCCGTTCGCAAGCCGCGAGGCGGCACGGGCGTTTGTCGATAGGTACCGCGCCAACGCGCCCTGCTGGCTGGTGCCAGCCGAGTACTTCGGCGTCATTGACCACACCCCGCTGAACGAGAACGGCGAGAAGTCCAAGGAAGGGCAGTCGTGATCAAGTTTGTGGTTGCCGCATTCGCGGCGCTCGCTCTCGCGGGATCATTCACTGCCCCCGCGGTGGCGGGGACGCACGGCCACGGCACCGGGCCGGGGATCGCTTGCACATACCACTACGACTGGGGCGTCCTGTTCGCAGGCTCACCGCAAGACGTCCACGCCGACTGGGAAACCGTCTGCGGGGACACCCTGCAAGTGCTGGCGTACTGCGACAACTTCCAGGTGGGGATATACACCAGGAAAAGCGGCGCGGTGACCAGGCTGGAGTACAACACGCAGGCGACCTGCATCGCGGGGGATTCCATCACCGCCGCATATGTCCGCATCGATGGTGGGAACTGGCGCCGGCTCTGGGTAAGGACGTAACCGTGGCGAACGTCGTCACCTTGCAGCAGGCGAAAACCTACCTGCGCTATCCCAACCCCTCGCAGCCGGCCGTTGACGACACCGCGCTTCAGTGGGTCATCAACGCGGCCGACGACGTTATCGAGTTCGAGTGCGACGACGTTCTGCCTCACGCCTATGACGAGTACTACGACGGCGGCGACACGCAGATATGGCTGCGTAATACTCCGCTGCTCAGCGTGCAAGCCGTAGAAGAGGGCTGGGGCTACCTCAACTACGAGCTGGACTACCAAGAGGCGAACGCGCCAGGGCCGTTCTCGATGTTCGCCTACTCGGTCGATGGCCACGAGTTCGGCAAGATCACGCGGCGAACCGCGGGAAACGTCGTGATTCCGTTCCGAGCGGGATCGGACAATATCCACGTCCAGTACACAACCGGCCTGCCGGTGATTGCCGGCGCAATCTTCATGGCCGAGCTTGAGCTGATCGCCCATTGGTGGCAGAACAGCCAGCTTCGCTCGGTGGCGCTAGCCGGGACGAACGTCGCTTACGACTCGGTGGCCGGCGCGGTCTATACCCGCGACACGGAAGCGGGCACGCAGAACATCAACATCGGCGTCCCGTACCGAATCTTGGAACAGCTCAAGGCGTTCCGTCACCGCCCGATCATCGCCTGAAAGGTTAGTCATGGCAATGGGAACCGATTACGACGTCTTCGAGCCCGAGCCGAAGCCGGCCACGAAGGCGAAGGCCGAGCCCGGGGATGTTCCCCCGAACGGCCTGACTCCCGAAGAGTTCGCCGCAGTGCGCAGGGACATCCGGCGCATGTGGCGCCCGGAGCCCGAAGAGACCCGCGGGTGAGCAGTAGCCTCCCTAACGCTATGCCGCAGTTCGTGTCGATCGCGACCGCGGTGCTTCCGTCGAACTTCGTCATCAAAGAGGGCTCGATCTACGGCCCGAACGTTCCGGCGCAGGGGCTT